GTATTGGAACGCCCACTCCCAGTCATCTAAAATTACCAGAACTCCCGTATTTACTTTTGATCTGTGAAAACTGGTAGTCATAGGACTGCCAGGATACACAATATTTCTTTGTGAATTTTCTTGAGCGTGCAAGTCTCCTGCAAAAACAACAGGAAATCTTTTAAATCTATTTAAGTCTACTTCCGGTGTAACATGGGGAGGAATCTCTCCTCGTACATGAGTAAATAAAGGCAAGTCTTGATTTAACTCCTCTATAGCACCTTTTCTATGCAAATGACAGTAGGGCAGTATACTGAAACCGCGCTCATCCTGATAAATATCATCTACGATCTTTACCATAGGATTAAGAGTTTCTGTTACTGATTTCAAAGAACTAAGAAAAGTTTTATTTTTTCTAGTGGCTTCGTGGTTTCCGTCAAATATTATAGTTTCTATTCTTGCATTTCTTACAAACTCAAAATAAAGCTCTAACTCTTCTAAGTTAGGCACTCTATCAAATATATCTCCACCAATAATATGTAAAGATACTTCTTTCTCTAACTCACGGATTCTTTTAAAAAATTCTAAATATCTATTTTTTGCCCATTCGTTAGGTATATTTTTTGCTCCTAGCTTGAGATGCCAGTCAGCAGAAAAAAGTATATCCACATACTACTCCTAAATTTAAGTTAAAAAAATCCAAGAGGAGCCGAAGCCCCTCTCAGATATTGAGGTGTTACGCTACGTCGAATTCTTCTTCTAGTACTTCGTCGTCAGTATTTTCTGAGCTAGAAGTTCCTACTATTCTTTCCAGTAGCTCTTTTTGAGCGTCTGGAGTAGGACGAGGAAGTAACTCATCTATAGGAGTTGCTGCAGCTACTGCTGCTTCTTCTTCTTCGTTTAATGCGCGAGGTTTGCACTTTAGTGCTTGTAGTTGATACTCTACATTGTATGCCAGAGGACCAGTTTTAACTCTCTTGAAGTGAACATCCCATCCAGTTTCATTGTCTGTAGGATCACCCAAATCTTCAGCAGCAACTAAAATTTGCTCCATCAATTTCTTTTTAAGATTTAAAACTTTTACTTTTCCATCGCTGGGGTCTATGCAAGAGATGCAATAAGACCAACCACACTTGAGATCAGGAAAGTACTCTCGTACCCAATCTTTCTCTTTGTTTAGAAATGCTTCAGCTTCTCTATCAAAGCTAAGACACTCTACAGGTAGGTTCTTGTTGTTTTCTCCTGTAACCCAGTATACATATCGTGGCAATAAATCACCAGTCATACGGACAACATTGTCTCCGTTCTTGTAAGTATACTGCTCGATGTTGGACTTTTTAGCCTGTCCTTTGGCTGCTCCGAACTTAATTCCCATGTTTTTCTCCTAGTGGACTTCTTCCCAACAGAAATAAATTTCATTATTCCAGAAGGATAGTAGCCTGTTGTCTTTTATCTGCACCTGTTCTACAGGACACTGGATTAGACTTAAAGTTGTTTTTCGTGTGGCTTTATATTCGGCATAAGACCTAAGAGATGCAAGTGCCACATACTCAGCAATCTCTCGGCTTTTGAACTGATGCCTATGTATAAATATTTTTGAAGGATTCAATAGAAAGCTATCTCCAGACCAATTTTCTTGAGATACCTTAAATCTAAAGTCTTCTTCGTTTACGGGGAGTAATTTAAAAGTTAGATGTGACAGAATCTCCAACATTTTGGACACTCTACCATCTGATTTGGACACTATTTTAGGCCAATTATATAAAATTAAATTTTCCACGAATATTATATATTATAAAGTAAATGAGTTGAAAAGTCAAGAATTATTTTTCACATATCTATAAATTGTACTTGGTAGCTTTCTTTAAGATAATGTCCAAGCCTTAAATTAGCTTGTCTAGCTCCTGTTTTCCCTTTCAAATTTATATCCACTATCACAGGTTTCAGTTTGCCGGGCGAGTGGCGAACTACTCGACCGATTAATTGTGTGAGCAAAGGTTCGTTATTTACTGGAGTCCCAAGTATTAGACAGCTCAGAGGATTTATGCTAACACCCTCTGAAAATATTGCCTGAGTTCCAAAGATTATTGTATTATCTCCAGAAACAACAGACTCTATTTTCTTTTGTCTAACCTCTAAAGGATCTTCTCCAGTTATAGTCACACACTTTTGTCCGAGTGTTTGTGCACATCTTTTCAGAAAGTTCACTCTATCACTCAGTACGAGTATCTTATGCCCTTTTTTATGATATACAGCAGTAAGCATAGATATAAGTTGCCCATACTCCTCTTGCTGAACCAAATCGTTTACTCGTAATGCCCACGGAATGTGTGCGCCATCCATAAATCTAATATCTGAACGAATTACATCAACCGTGGGTTCTATATAGTTTTCTCTTGGAGGAGTAAATTTCTTATCCCCAAAGAAGTCTCTAAATATAACGTGTTTTCCGTCTTTTCGTTCAACAGTTCCTGACAATCCAATCTTGTATCGAGCATAGTTACTGTCTACAAGAGCGTTAAAACTTTTAGCAGGAAGGTGGTGCATTTCGTCCACAATCACTGTCCCAAACTGTTTCGCAAGCTGTTCTATATTGCGATAAAGTGTTTGAGTGTTTCCAACCGTCACAAAACTATTAGTATTAAATTTTCCTGAGCCGACTATACCCGCTTCGACCCCGAACACCTTTTGAACTTCCTCTTCCCATTGATTTCTAAGAGCAATGGTATGAGTAATTATTAGTGTTTTTTGTTGCAATTTTTTAGCTATTGCAAGAGCTGTAAATGTTTTACCCCAAGATACCCAAGCATTAATGATTGCATTATCATTTAGTTGATCGTGCACTTCCTGTTGGCTTTCTCTTAGCGAGAATCTAAACTCTGGAAAGTAAGCAGGAGAGCACACTCTCTTGTCTTTTATTTCATAGTTATCTGGTATTAAGTCTGTTCTTCCAACAGGAATGGATACTACATTATTATTTATCTTTCTCAGATTCTTAATAATCTGAGGTGCAGCATTTTTCTTATATGAGGGGATGGTATATGTTAGTTCCTCATCAAGTTTTTGTTCCATGAACGCATCACAGTCCATGTATATTCTGTTAGAAATTACTGCTTTCATTACCAATTATGTATTATATTCACCATTATAAAAAATGCACAGACAACATTTATACCAACAATAAATGTCCTAGCTATTGCCACTACATTATCGTACTCTTTTGTTTGTTCGTCAGAAAAGCTGCCTATTGCAAATTTCCATACTCTCCAAAATTTTTTCATGGACTAGTTGCCTCTAAACTATGTTTACAAGTTAAGTAGTTTTTAACAAAATCACTTCTAACTATATCTGCTATTCCAAATTCTATGAAATCAAACTCATTCATGGCTTTTGTTATCTGCAAAAAGCTTTTTAAACCATTTTGTTTGAGATCAGACTGAAAAAAGTCACCGCAGAATATGATTCTACAGTTATGCCCTACTCTAGTAATAATACTATCTAACTCATGAAAGCTCATGTTCTGGCACTCATCAACTATTATTACAGAGTTATTAAAAGTTAATCCTCGTATATATGAGGTTGTCATAAAGTCAACTAAACCTTTTTCTCTTAAAGTTTTGTATGCGTCGCCTCTTTGAAATAACTCTTTAGTTATATCTTTGTAGGGTTCTTCATATATTCTAGTTTTTTCTTCTTCGTTTCCTGGCAAATATCCTATATCTCTAGTAGGAACTGCACTTCTTATTACCAATATGTTAGAATAAAGTCCTTTTATTATATCATCAAATGCAATATAAAAAGAGATAAAAGTTTTTCCTGTGCCTGCACATCCATGCAGAATCATATTTTTGTCAGATTCAAAAGCCATTAGCTGACTTTTTGTTAAGGGTTCAATATCACATATTGAGAAGTTTAAAGCATTTAAAGCATTTTTTCCATAATTTTTAGCCATTAAATTTTCCTTCTACTATCGGGCAGTTTTTCATCAGAGTATCCAAAGATTCTCCAAGGATATTTATCTAAATACATTATAAGTGCCCATTCAAAACTACGAGGGGGCGGTCTTGGTGTTGTTACTCGAAAGTTTAATCCTTCTATAACCAAAACCGTTGCCACTTCTTTAGGTATCTTTCGTAATATTTTATGGGCTTTTATAGCCGTGTACTTAACTTTTTCGTACTCAAAAGCAACTCCATTTGAGTCTATAAACCACTTTCCTCCGCTTCTTATAACAGCACTAAAATCAATTAAAGCTCTTTTTAGCGGATATAGTTTATGAGTGGTTAATAATCTCCTTTGCCCAAGTGTTGGGGCATCTTGATTTTTATCATCAATTATTAACTCGTTAGCAAATAGTAGCCCATCTCTATACATTAAATCTTCAGTATTTAATTTAAATATAGGATAAGTTAGATTTACAACTTGTTTAAATCTAAGTGAGGGTAGCATATTTACTGGTAAACTTACCCATCGAATAGTCATCTCCAATCTCAAAATCACAGCCTATAGGGCAGTCTTTGATTGATAGTCCTCTATCTTTTTGAATACAGTTTAAAAGAAGTTCACTATACTCTTCTACTTCTTCTTCAGGTACTTCTGCAAGTACAGAGTCATGTACTAAACCAAATATCTTACTCTTTAGTTTTCTAGTTTTTATCTCTTGGTGTGCTTCTATAGCACCTATTAAGTTGATATCAGATGCAGCAGACTGAACAAGAAAGTTAAGACCTGAACGTACTTCATGCCCAATTATTCCTTTATTATCAGACCTAACATTTGGCAGCCTTCTCTTTCTACCAAAGAAAGAATACACTGAACCATCTCTTTCTATGATATTTTTATTACTTTCAATCCAATCTTCTAGCTTCCAAAAAGCACCAAAGTAATCTTTAATTACTCTTCTGGCCTGCTCTACAGACAGCTTTCCGCCATCTTTTGTCACCTGTTCGCTGATCTTATTAGGGCCAGCACCATACATAATTCCAAAAGTTACAGCTTTGGCTGCTTGTCTGTATCCGGTATACTTTTCTGCAACTTCTTCCACAGGGCAGTCTAGTCTGAATACTTTATGAGCGATAGAAGAGTGGAAGTTTCCTCCTGACTTAAATATGTCTTGAAGTTCTAAATCATCTGCTAACACAGCTGCGACATACACTTCTGCAGTAGTTAAGTCCATTGCAACTATCTTATGGCCTGGGGATGCTTTGATACATCCTTTGACAATAGGATTGTCTCTAGGTAGCTGTTGCATATTTATCTTACCAGAACTGCTAAGTCTACCACTGGTTGTACCGTGTAGGTTGAAGTTAGTTCTAAGGTGACTATCTTGATCAAGCTGTGGAATAATCTTATCAAGATAAGTATTCTTAATCTTGTTTTTCTTACGAACTTCTAAGATTAGCTTAGGTACTTCATGATTCAGAGATAACTTCTCAAGAACTTCTGCATCTGTAGAGTGTTCACCTTTGCCAGTTAGTTTACCTGTAGGTTTCAAACCAATGTAATCAAACAAAAGTTTTCTTAGCTGAAGAACACTAGCAGGATTGAACTCCTTACCTTGATCTTCTTCAAAGTGTTTTACAGCTTCATGGCTATTTAACTCTTCTACAGCTTTGTATATCTCTTCCTGCATCAGATTCTGACTAGCCATTAGTCTTTCTTTATCGAAAGGCACTCCGTTATCTTGTACATCAATTAGAAATCTTACTCCTGGAAGCAAAATAGTTTGATATACTCTTAGTAGATTCGGATTACCTCTCTTCAGTGCTGCCAAAAACTTTTCTGCAAGCATGAAAGTTACGCAAGCATCAATGGCTGCATAAGTTTTCATAGTATCGAAAGGAATCCATTCCCACTTAAAGTCATCTTTAAGTATTTTATTTTTTCTTCGATACTCATCCATCCACTCATACATGGGCTTCTCATAGTCACCATAGTCTGTGTGTTTGATCGCAAGTTGTTTAAGACCATGACCTCCAGGCATCTCATCGAGCACATAATGCATAAGCATAGTGTCCTCATAGAGAGTAAGTTTAAGATCGAAATGAAACTCTATCATAGGAATATCAAACTTGGAGTTATGAAATACCATTCTTTTAGTATCAAATAACTCTTGTAGTTTCTTTTCTACATTTTCATCAACGCAGTCAGAGTTGATATAACATCCTTTATCTTTTTCACAAGAAAGGCTGATACCCAGAACATACCCGTCGCGCGGGTATAGAGCTGTAGTCTCTGTATCTATTGCTACATACTTTCCTGGTGCATCAATACACATTTGCACATACTCTAAAGCTCTCTCAGAGGTTTGTATTCCCTCGAACTTATCGTCATTAATATCTGCTTTCTTTTTAGTTCCAGCTATGTAGGCTAGGATATTTGTTTTTGCATCCTCCCATATTTTTTTACTTTCTGGTTTAAAATGTAGCATAGCAGGATTAATTGTAGGTAGAAACTTATCATCTACAATAGTTCCTGCATACTGCATGACTTGAGTTACTTTAGTATAGTACTTTAGAGGCTCAGAACCGACTAATATAACCCAATCATATAAGTCAGGATCAAACTCTATGTCTACGTCTTTCTTCAAAACTTTAGGCACAGAGTTTGAACATAACTTAAATTCATCAAACTCAAACTCATTATCGAATAGTCTGATGTAGTCATTTTTACTGGGTTTAGCTTCTATTAAAGCTATTTTAGCCATATAATTTTCTCCTTAATCCTTGTACTTGGGCCTCGTTAAATTCTGCTGGGTCACCGCTTTTTAGCTTGATTGTTCTCACTGGAAAATCTTCTGCAAGTCTTTTTATGTGATCTGCTGCTTCTTGTCCTGCATTATCTGCATCGAATAAAATATCTAGTCCTTGAGCCCCTCCTATTTTTAGGTGGCTCAACTTTTCTTTTGTAAAATTCTTTGCACCAAAACAACATACAGCATTGTCTAGTCCTTTATCGTGTAAGTTTAGCATATCAAATATTCCTTCTACTAAAATTACTTTACCCTGTATTGGTCTCACTTGAGGAAACACGGGTAGCTTAACTCCGGAAGGCCAAAACATATACTTGTCTCGTAAAGTTCCTGCATCGTCTCTGCCTTGAAAGGATACTATTCGTCCTGATGCATCCTTTATAGGAAAGACTATTCTTCCTAGAAAGTGTGAAGCATGATGTTTGAATGCTCCAAACTTAACGTATGTCTCAGGTTTAATTCCTCTCCATCCGCCCGCATAAGGCATAGCATCTTCCGGAATGGATAAACCCACACTAGAAGCTCTTAGGGATGAAATTAACCTGAGTAACCCTTCTCTTTTGATACCCACTTGACTAACAGTGACATCAAAATGTTTAAATATATTGCCTTTAAAATCGCAAGCAAAACAATTAAACATTCCCATGTGTCTATCTACACGCATACTAGGATTACTATCATCATGGTCAGGATTTAAACATTTTATAACTACATCCTTGCCGGATACTTTATAAGGTATATCTTTTGCTACTAATAATTCTTCAACTGGTGTCATGTAAATTGCCATAATATGGCTGCCATGAAGTAGTAACCTACGACAGTTAGCAGCCCTTTTCTTATTTGTGGAAACTCCATTAAGTATTCCGCTAAAAATTTAAAATAAAACGCACTAAAAAACATAGCTGTCCACCCCAAATCTGCAATAAGTATACTTACGTCTCTCATTTTCCAATGTGTTTGATGTCGTCCTTAGGTATCACTTGATAAGCACCTTTGTTGTACGCTATAGCCACCGTGTATTTGTCTGACTTTTCTCTCTCGATACGCGGAGTCTGACCCATAGAAGTCGGGGCTGAGGGATACTGTGCTCGGATAGTATGTGCCATAGGAGGCGGGGGAGACCATATACCACGCGTAGGGTCCTCCCTCCGTTTCTGGTACGTCGATTTCCCTCTTTTTCCAATAGACTTTTTCTTGCGCCCCGAAACGCTGTGATTCAAAGAACCGTGGAATATCATGCTCGCTCCTTATATTTGTTCTAAGTATTATACTACATTCCCACAGAATTGTCAAGTTATTTTTTCTCCTCAGGTAGTTCTTCAGGCTTTACTACTTCTGTAGGAAACCTTACTATATCGTCTTCTTCACAGTATGAACCTATTTGAGCTTCTAATATTACTAAGTCTATCTTTCCTACATTTGTAAGTTTATGAGTTACTCCCAAAGGAACTACTACTGTATCTCCCTCTAAAATAAACTTTTTAACTCCATTTATCTTTGCTTGACCTGCTCCGCGTAGAACAGTCCATATTTCA